CCGGTCGTCAATTTCCGCGTCTCTTTCCCAGGCGCGCTTGAAGCAGGCCGAAAGTGGAATATGGGCGTGGTTCATTCGGCGGTGTCCTTTACGCCCAAAAGACCAAACCAGAATTCGCAGAAATCATCGCTGACCGGAATAGGCCATACACTCGCGCCGGATTCAATCACCAGCGAGCGCCGTTTGTGATTCAGTCGAAACGGCTTATTGCTCATGTAGATTTTGAATTCCTTTTTTCCCCGTTCTCCGCTGTCGGGTTCGCGGCATACGCGAGCTGCGCCTTGATTGCCAGCCGCGGGCGCTTGTCGTCTGGATACTGCTTCTCGAAAAGAGGCAGCACATGCTGCGCACACAACGCCCGGAGCCGATGGCAGAGCGGCCTATCGAGGTGCCACAGCAGCCAGAGCGTCCAGTCCACCGCGGACGCGTCGCCAGGTACGTTTGCAATCAGGTATTGCGCCGTGAAGCGTTTCCGCTTCCGCGATTGCGCCCACTTGATTGCCTCAGAGCAGGCACCCAGTTCGATTGCTTGCTCGATCGTCATTCGCCCTTCTCCTCCGCGACGCGTTCCTTGCGCCGCTCGACATCCTCCCGGTAGTGACGGCGGATGCGCTCGCTCCGCTTCTCGAATTCGGCGTCATTTCCCGGCCAGCCCTTGACGAGCGTTTCGAGTTTGCCGCGGGCCTCGTCCTCAAGCGCCGTGCATTCCGGGCAGCAGCGCCCGGTCACGACGTGCCGCTCTAGGCCGCAAGCGGGGCAATCACCGCCGCGGGCGAACTTGTCAACCGGAATGCGCTTCGGCTCGCCGCGCTCCGCGTCCTCTTGCTTGATTAGTTCACTCATTCGCTTACGTCTCCTTAATATTTTTACTTCTTCATCGCACGAAGCGCCTGGTGGTAGGCAGCTACCGGGTCAATCGCGTCCTTCAGGGCATCGAATACCTGATGCGCCTTGTGGAGCGTCATGTCGATCCAGCTCTCCTTGAGTCCCGGCTTGTAGGGGTCGCGCATCCAGATGGTTTTTCCGTCCCGGCCCTCGAACGACGAAAGAGCGAACAAAACATCACCGTCCTTGAATCCGCAGGCGCGCTCGATTTCGCCACAGTAATACACGAGTTCATCGCGCTTATCGGCAAAGCCCTCGATTGCGGGTTCAAGTTCATCGTCATCGCCGGTCGGATTAATCGGATTTGCCCCAAGGGGCGGCACGTCCTCGAATTCCCCTTCGTCGGCCTCCGGCTCGACCGGCGGCTCTACTGCGTTATGGGCAATCGTCCGCCGCTTCGTTTCGGTTGCGGCCGCACCCGCCTTTAGTTCAGCCTGCGATGCCTTGCGTTGATATACCCTCGGCGGGGTGGTCGCTTCCTCGGCCTCTGATTGATACGCCTGCTCCATTTCTTCCTGCACGTAAACGCCGTGCATATGAGCCGCCCAGCCCTTGCGGAGCGCCAATGCCTCGGCGCATTTGGCCAGCATCAGGAACGGAAATTTCCGCCACATGAAGCCCTGGGAGTCGCCCGGATAATAGCTAGCCCAGGTCGCAGTAGCCGTAAAGGGACAGCGAATACCGCCGACCAGTTTGTACACGGTCACGGTGGCGGTTGTAGGAACCGCTCGGCCGGCCCTTATCATCTCGTACTGGGTCAGCCCCTCGTCGTAGGTGGGGTCGTCGGAACCGGCGTAATCCGATTGACGATCTGCGATGCTCCGGTAGCCGTCAATGCCGGTCTGCATCGTCATCGTTTCCTTGCCCGTCTTGTGGTCTTTGCGCTTGATCGCGTAAAGTTGCCTTGACAGCAAATCCAGTCCGGTTCGCTCCGATATAGCGATTGCCAGCTGGAATTCGTCATCGGTCAGCCCTCTAGCGACCGTGCGCTTTATTAATTCCAGCTGGTCGCCCTCGTACTTGATAAGCTCGTTTGCCATGCTAAATGCCTCCTCTTGCGACAATGATTTTTTCACAGGTGGCCAGCAGTCCGGGGATTGCCAGCCTGCCCTTTTGAATCTTGGCGAGGCCGTTGATTTCGGCCATATTCGGTTCCACCAAATAGTCCCATGCGGGATTATCGGCTATGTATTTAATCAAAGCTTTTTTGTCGGTCACTTCGGCGCGCCACACCTCCCGCACCGAAGTGCCGATTGCTTTCGGGGCAGGTGTTTCGGCCTTGATTGGCTTCGGCGGCTCGATTGCGGCCTCGTCCAGCAGCCCCGCTTCAGCTAATTCCCTTTCTTCGGCCAGCCTTGCGGCCTCGGCTTCGCGCAGCCTTGTTTCTTCCTCGATGCGCTTTGCTTCCGCGGCCTGCTGGTAGGTCAGCATCGCCCGCTTGATGACCGTTTCGGCCTCGGCCAGGAATTCAAGCGGGGCGCGGAATAAATCCATTATGGATTTCTTGGCCTTGTCGAGCGGAGCCGTGATGCTTTTGCGGTATTCATCCAGTTCCTTGGCACGCTTCTTGATTCCCTGCAGCTCCACACCTGCCCGGTGGTACTGGTCTTCATTCGAAATTACGATTTGTCTAGCAGCCTCCAGCATCGCGGCCGCGCCCGAATTCATCGCCGCCTCGTCCGGTCGTTGAATCGCAATGTTAAGTTCATTCGCCATCATTTTTACCTCCCGCGAGTTTGAGCAGCTCACCGAGCTGCAAATTATCATCGAGATTAAACGGCACGAGCGCGTAATGTTCAACCGTCGTGCTATGCGGGGCATTTTTGGTCGTGATTTGTAGGTGGATGAACCCGCGCTCGCCTGGCTCTATTGGGGTCTCCTTTCGAGCCGCGTAAAGGCTGTCCTGGTTGCGGCCGCGATGGATTACACCCGCGGCGGATTCCTTGATGACTCGAAACAAGATTGTCTGCTGCATTGACTTCATTGGTTCAGCTCCCTTGCAATCATTTCCCGTTGCCACTTGCGCTCAGCCGCCCTAGCCGCCCAAGCCGCCCCAGCCGCCCCAGCCGCCTCAGCCGCCCTAGCCGCCCAAGCCGCCCAAGCCGCCTCAGCTGCCTCAGCCGATGCCGCTTGCATCTTTTTTTCGGTCTCCGCCGTCGGGTTCGCGGCATACGCAATCTGTGCTTCGATTGATTTCCGAGGCCGCTGGTCGTTTGGGTATCGCGCCTCGAAAATCGGTAACACATGCAGGGCGCACAACGCCCGAAGCCTGTGGCAACGCGGCCTATCTATGCGCCACAACAACCACAGCGTCCAGTCCACCGCGGACGCATCGTCCGGCGCGTTGGCAATCAAGTACTTCGCCGTGAATCGTTTCCGTCGCTGGGATTTCGCCCAGTCGACTGCTTCGGAGCAGGCTCCCAGCTTGATTGCCCGCTCGATCGTCATCGACTTCGCCATTAACTCAGCTCCTTTGAAATCATTTCGTAGCACCAAACGTGATACTCGGCCACGTTCCCGCGCTCGTCCATATCTGTGACGAGGTCGCAGGGACGAAGCTCTTTGTGGCACCAATCGCAAAAGGGGCCGGGAGCGGGTTTTGCTGTCGCCCACACACTACTTCCGCTCCCGGCCGAAAGGGATAAACCGGCGGACTCTTCGATAGCACCTCCGAGATTAAAAGTACCGGCGCCGCCAGCACCGGGCAATCGAGCCGGTTCGCCGCCTCCAGCGATTGGTTTGGGGACTCCACAATAATCCGGCTCTTTTTTATTGGGGGGCGCGGTTTCGGTTTTTGTGCCTGTGCCGCGCCCCCTGTGAGAAGAAGGAGGAAATTGAGGATTGTCGTTGATTGCCGCTCGAAAGCGAATCAGCGATTCGAGATAATCGCCGGGCACTGTTGTGTCCGCGCAGATTTGCATAAGAGTTTTATCGCGCATTGCGCGCCTCCCAATTCAGCCATTCGACCGAGAGCTGCGCCGGGTCAACACCCATAATGATCGCCAGGATCATAAAATACGCGGTACTCGGTATCATCCCATCCCACCAGTTGCGAAAGCTCGCGAGCGACGGGATCGGGGTATGGCCCGCGCTGAGCCACATCCGGTACACGTCCTCCGGCTTCTCGTATCCTTGTGCCGCCGCCCATTTGCGGAGCGGGTTCAAATCCGGTTGTTCTGCTACGGCTGTTTTAGGCATCTGCTCTCCTGTAAATTGTTTTTCTGCTCCAACCATCCCGATATTCAAAGTAATTCAATATCGGAAATTTACCCTGATAGTCAGAGCGTCCACAATCAAGACAACCGAAACGAATGATCGCGGCGGGATAGGCTGTAAGTATTTCGCCGGTTATCCCGTCGAACTGAACAACGCGCATCTTTCCCTTATACATCTGCTCTCCTGAATTCGGCTTGCGCCTTGAAGATTGAAATACGCTCGCGGATAACGCCGCGTTCCTTGATTCTGATTTTCTGCTTCGGGGTGCGCTTTAACTTGCGCACTTTGCGGGGATCGTTTTTACTCAATCCGCTATCTCCTTTTCCCGCCGCCGGTCGGGTTGTGGATTAGTCGAAATACCCCTGCACGCGGAATATTCGCTTCGCTCCGCGTGGTATGGATTTCACGGGGCGCGCCTCATCCAGCATGTCCCCGTCATAGTCACATTTTTGCAGGTCCTCAACGCTGAAATAAATTTTTTTCCGCGTCTCCGCAATAGGCGCGGCCCCGGCCGCGCAAGCCGGTACGTACACCGGCTTTGGCACGCTCAAGAATTTGTACATCTTCGTCTCCTTTTCCGGCGGACCGTCCCGCCGCCGGTCGGTTGGTTATTCCGGTCTCTGAAAAACTTCTCGATTGTCACAGCATGAGCTGGTAGTGGCGCTTGCAAGCGCCGTACCAGAAGACACTTTCAATGGCTTGCTGTTCGGCGCGGCCCGGCAGTAGCACTTCATACCAAGGCCGCGCGCCGATCACGGCGCGGATCAAATCCCGCTCATACTTGCCAATTTCGGCGATCGAGTCTTCGTCGCCGCGGGCGACGCCAGCGGCGACGTTAAGCATGTCGCGCAACAAGTCCACCGGGCTGGTCTCTTGTCGCCCGGTGAGGTACCTGTATATGTCGGCGAGCTCTCGGATGGCTTCACCGGCCGCGATCATCTGATTGACCGTTGGTATGTCAACGCCGGGAATCAACTTTCTTTTCGGCATTTCAAACCCCTCTTCCGGCGGACCGTCCCGCCGCCGGTCGGGTTGAAATTAAATTTCGACGGCGTACCAGGTGCGGTTCAGCGCGTCGTAACGCATCTCGTATGGATGCGCCGCGAATTCGGCTTCCTGCTCGGCGGCGTATTCTTCGTCGGACATTGCGTCTTTCGCCGCGATTACCATCTGCGGGCGAGCGGGAGCGTGAAGGAAGCAAAGCTCCTCCCCGTCAGGCTGCCCCATCCGGCCCTCGCGAATTGCCCCGCAAACGGGGCATTTAACCCTTGCTCTTTTCGACTTCGCCATGCTCGTCTCCTTGTGCTCAGGTTGAGCACGGGGAGATTATACAGGCTCAAAATCCGTTTGTCAAGGGTTTTGACAGGATTCTGAAAAAAAGTTTTCAGGGGCGAAAACCTAGTGCTGATGCGGCTTCAGCGGGCTTGGGGCTTTGGGGTCGAAAAAAACTTCCGCCTCCCTCGGAGGAAGAGCCCGCCCGGAAGGGGGCAAAACCGGGCGGGGTATTTGTTACGTCGGTGCAAGCTCGATATAGATATCGTCCGGTAGTTCCGCCCCGGTTCGCATAAGGATGTAGCCGGTGTCCCGGCGCTTGCAGGCGTCGAGCTTGAAATCCACCTGGTCGACGTGCCGCAGCGCCCGATAGCCAGCCGCCGTCACAAGCGCGTGGTATTCGAGTTTATCCGCCGTTTGGTAGTGTTGGGTTATGGCGTCCCGGCAAATTAACAGGCCGGGGTTGCAATCAAGCAGCGCCTTCAATCGCCGCCGCTTTGACCCGTCCCATGCCGCGTGCCAGCAGTAGTTTGCGATAATCAAATCGTATTGCCGATGAGGGGTCGCGCAAACGTGAGCCTCGAAATCGGCGAGGAAAAGCTGAACACCCAGGAATTTAATGACCGGATCGTCGAGGGAATCGAAGGCCTCGCGGTTCAGTTCGACGGCATGCCATTCAATTGTGTTTTTCAGCCCGAAGCCAATCGTCAGAAACGAATAAAAGTCCTCGCCATATGCGGGGCCGATATAGAGCGCCTTCACGGGCTCGCTCTGTTGTTCCAGCCACCAGCGCGCAATCCGCACGTCCTCCGGACAGCGCAGATAACGCGAGATAACGGGCGGCGGTTTGTATTCATTCATCGGGCTGTGTTTCCTTTTTGTTGAAGTGCCCGTCGTAACCGACGAGCATCCGCTCCAGAAAGCGGTTCAGCCGTCGTTCCGTTTCCGCAATCGCATAGAACTTGTCGTCATTGAATTCGGCCCGGATCGTTTGCGGCGCAATCGTCTCGTCACCGATCTCGCAATGAATCGTGATAATGAATCTCGCTTTCGGCGTCATATCTCCCTCACGGCAAGGCACGTCGGCCCGTAATGATTTATCTCGATCCCGCTCGTCCTCACTTGTTCAATCAACATCTGCATTCGCTCGATCGGCATTCGATCCATATTGGCGTCTGGGCGCGCCGTCGGCGGCTCGTCATAGTCGTAAAAATGAAACGGCATATTCCCGAAATCACAGCCGGTCAGATCAATCCGCTCGACTCCCCTCATCATGGCCGCAACCTGCAACGCCATCCCGGTCACGGTCGCGCTCGTTAGAACCGGGATCTCTTTATTCTCCGGCAAAAACTGATCCCAGTACATTTCCCAATAGTCGTGTTCGCTCCGTTCGCACAGCGGCCCGCCGATGATGTAGTGCTTCGCGCTGTGCAGGTTGAACCACGGGAAATGATGGCAGTATTGGTCGAAGCCCAGCCAGATATCGGCCCAAACCAAAAGCGCCGCCGAATTACACGAAATAACCGAGTAGCGGTCGAACGGTATCCGGTGGATATGAAGCGCCGACGGCCCCGCCCCGACCACCAGCACACGCGGCTTCGCCTCGAAGTTTCCCAGCAGGTCGTGATAACTGCCAAGCCGTCTGCCCATTTTCGGGGCCTCCATTCTTTGAATCAGGCCGTTGCTGCAATCGTGCCAGCGCAGCCCCTGGCGCTCCATGAGCGGCTTGATCAATTTCAGCAGATTGGCGGCCTCGATCCACCACCATGTCGTGCGCAGCCCGTATTGCCGCACGTACATGGACTTATCCCAGGTAGCATAACCCAGCACGTCGGTTATATCGGCGAACTCATCGTAATCGCGCTCAGGATACCAGTGATTCGGCTCGCCGTCTGGAAAATATAGGTCCAGCCCGATTGTGTAAACGTCGGAGCAACCCAGTATGCCGGCGAAATGGATCGCGTTCGTCATAACTGTTCCGACGTCGCGGGAACGTAATCGGCCCTCGACCTGGCCGCGATCAGTATAGTGGCTGCCCTGGAAAAGCGATATCCCGCCGTCGCGATCCATTATCGGCTCGCGAATATTAAAGCTCGATTCGGCCCATTCGGGATCAACCCATTCGTATTTCAGTCCGTCCGAATACGGTATTTCCCTTATCCGAAACGGATGATTTATGCTGAAGCAGGTCGTGTCCCGGTTAAGCAAATAGGCATCTTCCTTGTCCGGCACGTCGTCCCATAGACGTTTCATTACGCACCGCTTCGCTCTCGTTGGAGCGTAGAACCACGGCATTTTATTCGCGTGCGCTTCTATGCACAGCCAATAATCCATTTTGTCGCCAAGTTTCAAGATTGTCCCGTTGACGCCGATCACGATATCGGGATGTATCTTCTGGGCCAGCAATTCCCAAGCGCGCCCGCTAGGCCCGCCGCCGACAATCAGCGCGCTTTGCCCCTTGTGCCTGCCCTGTAGGTCTCGGATCGTCTTGAAGTTTGCGACGTCGAATGCCATCATTCCCCCTTAATCGAGATTGAATGCGTCCTTGACGTGCCGGGTGATCGCGTTGGCGGCTATGATATCGGGATGGCCGGAGCGTTTGTCAATCGGGATATCCCTAAGTACACCTGTCCAGCCGACGTTGAGAAAACGAATGTATGATTCTTTCGGCGGCAAACTAATCGGCGCGGTCTCGCGAACCCCCACCACGACATCGCCGCTTTTGAGTTGGCGGATTTTGCGCATTACCTGCCCGCCGGTTCTGCTGCCTTTCGCGTCGGTGTTCCCCTCGATCGTCTGCACCGTGCCGTCGCCTAAATCCTTTTCGACAATTCCGATGTGGCTGAAGTCGAACACGACCAGCATTCCGGGCGCGTAATGATGGTTTTTTTGATCGCCCTTTTCCTTGACGACGCAATTATGCCGCCTGCCCCATTCGCGGTACGCGAACGCCCGCGCCGGTTCCTTAATGTCGGCGAACGGATTAGGCGCCTGAAGTGCTTTTGCCGCCTCTTGGTACACCGCGAACACAAAGGCCGCGCACCAGGGTGCACCCGACAATCCGGTTGCGGCAAGGAACCTATCAACCTGCGGGCCGCGGTTAGAACCCGGAGGCGATTCTTTTACCCCGATATAACCGATTGCGATCTCGACTGCTTTTTCTGCAAGCGTCATTGTGTCATCACCTCTTGGCCGCATTGCGTCCGTCTCTCCGTACCTTCATGTGCCTTGAAGGCCGCAGAGCCCCGCACGGCGGAAAGAATTTGCAAATTCACCTTTGCGGTTTCGGCCCGCGAGATAGCGGCGCTTTCAAGCGAGCTTGTCACGCCGTCAAGCGAGGCGGCAATCTGGGTCAGGATTTCCCGGTTTTTCAGGGTTTCGTGCCTGTTCTTTAGCAGTTCGCCGTTCGAGAGCTTTCTGACCTCGGCAACGATGTTGGCCAATTCCGCGTTAGATTCACGCTGACTCTTGAAGATCTCGCGCAATATCGTGAGGGCTTGCTTTCCGAGCGCGCCGATAACCGCCACCACGAGCGCCGAGATTGCTCCGATCAGGATTGCTGTACTATCCATTCCCGCCTCCGCTCTTCAATCGTCCGACCGAATATTCGATCACGAAGTTGATCCAGTAGGCCGGGTTCTTCAATTCCTTCAACCGAGCGTTGACATAAAGTTCGAGTTGATCTTTCACCCAGTTGAATTTAGCAATGCCCTTGCCTGGTCGCTTTTCCGCCTGCTGAACGATCTGCCAGGCGTACTCGCGCAGTTGTTTGATTTCCGGCTTGAACCAGAAGTCAAACAGCCACAGAACACCGTCAAGGAACTCGCGAAATGCAGCGTCCCTGATTTTGCGAAACGCAGCCCAAAACTTCATTGCATTTCACCTCGCATAGATATTTTTTTCACTTATGCATCACCGCCCACCGTGAAAACCAAACATCCTTCATCGGCGTCGGTGGCGGCCCCGCGGCTTCGAGATTTTCAATATATACGCCCACGTACAGCCCCGTCGTCGTCCCCGGAAGGTTGCTCGATTCAATCGTCAGCGCAGCGTCGTTGACCCAGAAATAAAAATTAGTCCCGTCGTATTCGAGCCGTAAAACATATGCCGTATCCGCCGCCACGGTCACGCCTGTATCGTTCGCCTGCAATGTCGTACCGTCCTTCGTACAGGCCTGCCAGTTCGTATCGGGAACACCTGTCGAAAACCGGAATGCGGCCAGGTGCAACGACGGGTCATCGGCGTTCGGGACGCCCGAAAACAGCCCGATCCAAAATCGGACATTGGTAATGTCGCTTCCCGTCCGAATCAGCGCGACGAATTCGGGAAGCCACGCCCGCTTGACAAGGGCTTCCGCGCTTACAAGCCCGGCTCTGGTGACGGCTATCCTGTCGGCCGTTATCTGCACAAATGCCGATGTCGAATCGTCACCGTTCCCGGCCGCCGCGCTCGTGAGCGTAACTCCGCCATAGCTTCCGATATCGGTAACATCGGTGCGGCCTATATTTGCGAGGCATTGCATCACGCGCTTCTGCATCGCAAACGACAAATTACGCGCCCGCCCGTCGCTGTCGCGATAGGCGAGATAGTTCTGGTCTGTTGCGATCAGCTTCGCTTTGCCCGCGGTACCGCTCGCGATTACGCTCTGTTCCGCGAGCGCGAGGTTGCCGTTCACGTCCAGCTTTTCATCGGGTGCCGCGACGCCGAGCCCGACGCGATCCGTCCCGCCGTCGAGCTTCAATAAATACTGGTCGGTGTCGCCCTCGAACCGATAGTCGATATCACTCCCAGCCTCGTTGAAAACTGTCTCCGTTGCGGTCACTCCGGTAACTGCAACAATCGTGTTGTTACTCGCATCCACGAGGCCGAAGGCGTTCGCCCCGATGCGCGTTTTCAGCGTGTCACCTGCGACCCCTTTCAGATCCAGGTAATTGCCGCCGCTGGTTCCGCCGATCAATACCTGCCCGCCCGCGCGCCCGGCCAGCAACGCGTATTGGCTATGGTCGTCGTCCGCGAGGCCGTCAAGCGCCCCGTGGTCGGCCACAGGTTCCGACGAAGAATTGCCCGGTATAAGGATTTGCGGCGCGCTGATGATGCTCGTGGGCGGCGCGGGACGAATCTTGGCAAGCGTTTCGATCATCCGCTTGATTACCGCTGCGCTGAACCGCCCGATTTCGCCCTTGCTGATCATTCTATCGCCACCGCCGTTGTGTCGAGCAAACTCAGCGAGCATTCAACCCCATCGCTTGTGACCCCGATGTTATAGGCCTTCACGACGCCCGTGTAGTCCACGCTTGCATCCCCGTCCTCGTCAACCGTGACCGTATAGCCCAGTTCCGGCTTTGCGGGCAGAACACCTTTATACTCGTAGTGACGCCGCTGCGCGAGCGCCAATTTATTCTGCAGGAATTGCCGCCCGATTGAGATCGCCGCGCCTTCGGATGCGGCTCCCACCGGATAGACCAGCACGCGAGGCGAGCCTGCACCGCCGCTCGATTTTACGCCCCCCCGCATTTTTTTGTGCGCATCTACTGCATAGTAGTACAGCGGATCGTTTTGAACCGTCGCGGACGTCTGGACGAAAACGAAACTCGTGCTGTTGGCTTCGATTTCAAATTCATGCACCGATGCCCAGTAGTAATCGCCGCTCTGCTTCGGCCCCGCCATATACTCGAAGACAATCCTGACCGCATTCACGGCGCGCTTCGCGAATGTGGTAGTTTCGGCCCGGACATTCGTGCCGAATACCTCCGGTGCTTTTTCGATCGAAAACCCAAGCGGCCGCCATGTGCCGGTGTGCGTACTGGTGTTGTAGTCGTCACAGCCATCCAGCCGAACCACGATTGTTCCGGCGGCGTTTTCTGTACTACGGCTCCAGCCCGCGATGACTCTATAGACCCCGATCACGATTGCGATCTTGTCGAGTGTCACTTCCGGAGGCGTTGTACCGGAGCCGAACCAGAAGTGGGCAAAATCCACCTCGCCGCCCGGATCGTGGCTGAATTCCGCCGTGAGCTTCGTGCCGGTTTTTCCATCCTGAAGCATGTCGATCCCGAAATTCCCGGCGCTCGTGTCCGTTGTGTTTGTCCCGTAGCTGAAGCTCTCGCCGCCCGCCGTTGTGCGTATCCAATTGTCGGGAGCCGCACCGCTCCCGGTTGCCTCCTGGTGCCACGCGAAATCAGGCTGTACCCGATTGGTTGTCTGGTCGTCAGTATACTTGACAATAACGCCGGAATAGCAATCCTCGATCGAAAGCTCTCTTTCGATTCTCTCGACGTGTGTCAACGCGATATCGACCGCACCGTTCGCCATAATAGCGAGCCGGAATTTCCCGCTCGTATGATCGAACCAGAAACGAACCTGATCCTCCAGCCCGACAGCCGCGATTGCATCATGGATCGCCTGCCATGCGGTTTCGGGCGAATCGGCCAGATCGTAATCGTATCGGGTCACGAATAAATTCAACACGTCGAAGTCGATATCGCTGTCCGTAAATCCTGCGCCGCCATAGGCCGCAGGCGCCTTCAGGATCGCCTTGACGATGTCTTCGAGCGAATACACGACGGAACCGGCATCGAGCGAAGCATCCTCATCATAAACAAAATAGGTGCCGGTATAGGTGCCGCTTGCGGTTCCGGCCAGCACGAAACAGCCGTAACGGGAATGAACCGTGTATTGCTTTCCATAGGTCAGTACGGTTGTGCCGTTCTTCACCTCCGGCGGCTCCGGCCCTATTTGCTTGCCGATCTTGTTCGTAACGGTATCACCGGTCGGAACCGAATCCCTGCCATCGTGATTGGCCGCGGTTGTGCCGAGTTCGGCCCGCCCCACGATCCCTAGCTTCCAGCGCCCCGCGGTGCCGGTATCGTCGGCGCCGGAATAATAGAACCATTCCGAGCCGATTAATATCCAGCCCGCGGGCAGAAAGCCGGGGTCGCTCGTGGTGTTGAGCTCTATCCCGAATGGCGGTGAGGTGCCGGACGAAATTGACGTGTATAGCTCGGCGGTCGCGCCGTCGGTGTAGCACTTAGCGCCTGTCGCGTCGGCTGGGTCGGGCCAGAGCGTATCACCTTGAAATGTCCCGAAATTACTTGAGGCCTTAAGCGGCACGGCTGTTATTTTTTGCGTGTCCGAAATCAGGCTCCACTTGTAGGAACCGTTTGCGTCCGGGCAGGCTGCTTGAAGCAGAATCCCGTCCCATCCCCAGCAGGTCACCTCGAGATACCGCCCGTCCTCGAATTCGACGAATACCGGTTTGGCGTGGACGAACCCTCGGAACCAGAAAGCCGAGTCCTTCTTAACCACAACCGTGCTGTTGAGCTGAAGCGGGTTGTTGCTGTCGTCGGTTTCGAGGCTGTATTTACTGGCCACGTCCACGCGGATATAGAGGGTGCAGACGGAAACACTATCGAGGTCCTGCGATATAGCGAAGCCGCTGACCGGCACGGTTGCCGACAGCCCGGTCGTACCGCCGGAATAGTTGTATTCGGGATTGCTGATCGTAACGGTGTAGCTCATGGCATAGTCAGATAAGTGTAGCTGTCCACCTCCACCTCGAGAGTAAACGGCCCTTCGCCCGACTTTTGCGGCGACATACATTCCGGCGAAATGAACGTAATTATGCCGCTCCATGTTTTGAAATATGCGTCGGTTGTTTTGTCCGGTGAAGCGGTCGCGGCCCCATCGGTCACGGTTACGCGCGTGCGCCGGCGCCAGAAATCCCAAAGGTTATTCATCGCCTCAAGCGAAAGGCTGGTCAGATAAAACTCGATAGTAATTTTTTTCGGGCCGGCATACGGCACGTCTTTGGGGTAAAGCGTCCCGTTCACATCGCGCTCCAGGACGGTCGTATCTCGTTCGACGCTCAGCCGCCTCGCGGGGCTGAGGGTAACAGTGGTGGCGACCGTGCCGCTTTCGGTATCCAGTATCGAGATTTCGTTGCGCGCGAGCGTCACATCGCACCTACCCTTGCGGCCTGTCCGTGGAGTTGCGCCGCGAGCGAAGCATTGCCGGGAGCCGCCGCGCCCAACAGCCTGCCCTTGACGGCGTTCAAGAGCGCCATTGCAATATCGCCGCTGTTGACAACCCGCACATCAACCGGCTTCGGCTGTTCCTGTGGCTTGCGCCCGCTTCCGAAAAGCTTACGAAGGCCGCTGAACAATCCGGTAAAGAGCGAACCGGCGAGCGCGCCCAGCGGCCCCGCGAATGCGCCGAGCGATGCAATGCCGGATACCGCGCTCGAAACCGCGCCGCCCCCGACACCGCCCAGCAGGTCGATCAACCCGCTGCCGCCGCCCGTAAGCGCGCCGCCTAGTGCGGAACCGAATTGCGGATCACGGATTTGCTCCGTTATCGACCGCATGAAATTCGAGCCGAAAGAAGGTGCGCCCGGCCCTCCGGCCGAGTCCGCAGGTGCTGCACCCACCAACCTGCGGGGGCCGCGGATTCGGGCCGAATTAATCAGGCCCGCCACCCTCCCAATCATCGCAAACCTGCCCGACGGAGGCGACATCGGGGACCGCAGCGGGGGCGGTCCACCCATAAGCGCCTCATCTATAAGTAATTCTTCGGCGGTTGGAACGCTGGTCAATATGTCATACAGTTCCGCCGCAAACTTTCGGTGAACATCCAACACGCCCGCGAGGTTCTTTTCCGAGAGCGCCTTAATCGAAACCCCCATCCGGTCAAACTCGAATACTATCGCGTCGACCATATCGGGCACAACCGAATGGCCGACCAGCTTATCCTTCAGCCACAGCCATTTTCCGTGAATCCAATCGAGCGCGTTTTTGACGATATTCTTTATGACATTCAACTGGTCGCTGATAAATTGTTTGATGCTGTTCCAGATGCTTTTCGACGTTTCAAGGATTGTATTCCATGCGCCCCTCCAGTCGCCCGTAATGAGCTGCATCGCTACCTTGACGATCCCCAGGATTGTATCGAGCGCAACCTTCACAATAACCTTGACCGTGTTCCAAGTCAATTGAAATATATTAGTAAGCGTCGGCCCCCACGCGCTCCACCATTCGGAAATGGCGGCCCCTACTACTTTTATTGTCGCCAATATGAGGGGCCAGTTTTCCTTGAACCAGTCGATTGTTTCGCCGAAGATATCGAGAAATTCGGCCTTAAGCGTTTCCCAGACCGAAAGCAAGCCGGGCAACGCCTGCGCCCATGCTTCCTTTACTACCTCGATGGCCTTGCCGAGATTGCCCTTGTCACCCTCACCGGTGACAACGGCATTAAGTTCGTCGACGCTTGTGCGTATATTTTTAAGTGCGTCCTGCACCATCGGGGATTCTGCAATCCATCCGCCGACAACCTCCTTGAAGTCGCCCCATGAGTTTTTAAGTTGCGCCATTGCGCCGCTGAATGTTTTAGTTTCCTGTTCCGCTATCACCCAACCGGCTGTTGAGTTTGCGAGCAGTTGATTCAATCGCCCCTGTGCGTCTTGTGTCATATCGACTTGAACGCCATAGCGCGCAAGGGCATTGACATCCGATATAAGCGTTTTGGCCAACAACGTACCGGCGGCATTCAAATCAACCCCATAGGCCTTGCTGAGTTGAATCGCCGCCTTTGCAGCGGTTGGCAGTGCATCCTCGCCCAGCCCCGTTATCGCGGCGATTTGCGCTGATAGGTTAATGACCGCGTCATCCCCAATAGTGGTCAGACGCTGTACTTCGGATGCGAATCGCTGGAGTTTCTTTGAACCTCGTTCGGTGTAAACCCCATGCGCCTGCATGGCGGCGTTGAGTTTGTTTATCGCGTCCGCCTCTGCGTTGTAGTCGGCAATCGAACTAGAGATAAATCGCCCCAATCCACGCAAGGCCTGTATTACCACAAATACCTTTGCGGCCAGCCACGCATATGCCTTCGCCGCGTTCATCGTGGATTCCCTGACGCTCTGCATCGACCGCTTCGCGTTGCTGTCGATATTTTTCAGCGTCTTGCTCATCTCGTCTTTCAGCTTCACCAGGATTTCGACCTGCTCTTTATTCATCGGCCAAGCCCCCGGTTAAGCGCCTGATTCTGACGCTCCTGTTTTTCACTTTCCATTTCGCTGTATTCGTTCGACAGGATGCTAAGCGCCTGAACGAGCCAATGGGGTTGATCTGCAATTCCGCCGGGGCCGGGTAGAAAGCCATTCCGGTAATGCACGAATAGGTTGACGCAGAACTGCGCGAGCGCGAGCCGCGGTATCCGTTTCCACGGACAGCCGCTGAAAAGTTCCTTCTCGCCATTGTCGTTTTCAATCGCATAGGTCAAGCGCTGGCAAGCGCATTTATGCTCATCGCCTTTGCAGTTCCGCGCTACTGAATCGTCGGCGATCCTGAGGTAAAACCCAGGCTTTTCTTTTCCTCCTCTGACAGTTCCGTCAGTTCGGCGATTCTGCGCGCAAGCTCAATCAAGGCGGGGCGCGGGATTTTATCAAGTATATCCCCGCGTACCTTCTTGATATTGAATGCGCCGCCGATCTTCACGGTATCGAACACCAGACGCACTTCCTTACCGTCTTCGTCGATGAAGTTTTCGACGTCGCGCAGGCCGAAAGCCACCATATCGAGTTGATAGCTCCCGATCTGCGGCCTGATATCGGCGTCGTTTTGAAGGATCGCGAGAGAATCCTGTAGTCCGGCGAAAACCCGATTGGAAAGCGCCTGAATGTGCCAGATGCTTTTCTGCTCGTCGGTGTCGCAATCGAGCGGCCCCGACCAGCCGTTAAGTTTTGACGATAATGCCTTCATGCCGTTTCCCCTTTTTGTTAGTTTAGGTCCACACAAACGTTGGATAAAACGCCGTGCCGGTTGGAACCATCAAAAGTTCGATCCGGTAACACACCACGCCGTTGACAATCTCGATTTGAGGTGCCGCATTCATGAAACCCTTCATCGTGAATGCGAACCTGTTTTTGGCCGTCTGGCCAAGCGAGATCGCAACCGCCACCTGATTTACAGGGCCGAAAATACCCGAAGCCGCCGTCTGCAATTGCTCCCAAAAATCATATGTCGAGACAGCCGGAGCCTCCACCAGCAGGCTCATGGTGCATCTGCGCCCGCTGATTTTCGCCGCCGCAAAACCATAGGTGCCGGCGCCCGACGGCGTCGGATCTATGACATTGCCGGTCCTGAGTTCGAATTCCCTTACCGTGAGCGTCGCTCCGCCGACAGTCAGGGTCGATGCCCCGTAAAATCGGATCGGCAAGCCTGCGTCTTCATTGATCGTCGGATTGCTGGTCTCGGACGGGTTCGCGCTCCAGAGCCCTCGTGTGCGCCAATTGCACTCGACAATCTCACCGGCCACGCCCTTGACGGTCAAGTCGGAAACGATGCTCGTCCCGATATGCTGAAGGCCGTCGACGTGCAGCTTTTGCGTTGCGATCACGACTTTGTCGGTATCAGGCGTGGCCGTAAGGGCATAGGTTGAGCTGGTCGCGGTAACGAGAGTCTGTTTGTATCCCGCCGATTTCCACAACGGAGCCTCAGGTATTGCGGTGCCGAGCGTGCCGGTTGTGGGCAGGCCGCGCAAGTCCGTCGTGAAGCTTGCCTCGTACCATTTGCGCAAAACCCGCCCGGCATATGGGTCGATTGTTCCGACTACCCGCTCGTCATCCGCAACCTCGACCTGGAGCGGATTGAATTCAACGTTGCGAATTCCGATCCTGGTTGTGCCGTCCATGTCCAGAATGGACAGCCGTTCAAATCGTGCCATCAGTAACTCCTTCTGTATCTGATTTTTAGAGCCAAATCCGCAATATAGGGCGCGTCGCCGTATATGCGGGGCGGGTCGGCGCTCATAGTAAGCGCCGCAAGACAAGTGTCGCCGAGCGTGAAATCCGCCAGGAGCGCATCGTGGATCGCGTAGGTGATGGTGTCGATGTCGGCGCGCGTCCGGGTATAGATTCTCAAGTTCATTATTTCGCTGAACTCGGCCTGTCCGGATTGCACCTGCGGGGAATAATCGACGTTACCGCCTGCCCATTGCAGATCGACCGCGGGATAATCCGAAGCCGAAAGTTCGCTGCTCGTCATCGGTGAATCAAAGACGGTGCCGACCGCGCTGATATTTTCAATCAACGTCTTAAGCGCCGCCAAGATTGTCGTCCGGCTCTGGAGTACGCTCATAACTTCGCAAGCTCCTTTACAAGGTCCTTCACCCACAGGCCGGCCTCAAGCGGGACAGGATTGCGCAAATAGCGCCGCTCTTTCAGGTTTAGCTTACGAGAGTGAGAACGCACGTTCTGGGTGAATGGCGCAGTCGGACGCCCGAATGCCTGATTCATTTTACGCTCATGCGCGCGAACCTGCACCGTGCCGCTGAAGCCGTACTCGTGAACAGCGGCATATTCGACATTCGTGCGCACGCCGGTTTCCCACATATCGCCGGATTGCCGCGGCGGGATCGGTTCGATTGAATTGCACAATCGCCCGGTCACAATCCCCGGAGCCTTGCCTTGCTGCCCCTTTACGCGCTGCGTGCCGCCCCAGTTCAAATGCCAGTCGCGCTTGACGCGCCCGACGAGCCTTTCCGGTAGCTGAAAAAGCATTTCGCGCAACCGCTGCGGGTTTTTCTCGGAAAACTCAAGAATGAGTTTCCAGAGTTTTTCATCGCCGCGTAACTCAATCGTCGTGCTCAAATCCAGTTCCCCCTGTATTTGGCAACTGCACGATTGAACACATCCGGGTAATCGTTGACGTATTTCTCGTAGCCCTCGGATTCCGAACCGCGGTTACGGCTCGTGATGCCGATTCGCGCATCGCCATCCAATGAACGCTTGAACAGCACCGCGACATATTCGGCAATCGCGTACTCGATATCCTCCGGCACCGCAAAGGTTTCGCCGCTTGCAAGGGGCAGGCTCGCGGTATCCCAGCCCGTCGTCGTATAGCCCGCAACATAGGTAACTTTGATTTCCGAGTCGCCGGCCGGAAATGTGCCGCGTAATGTGCTGGTACCGGTTGCGCCCGCCTTCGGATATAACAAATATCGTGAGTCGATTATCTCGTAATCCGTTGCGGCAATCAGAGTGTCGCTGAAATACAGGCTCGTAACGCTCACCACCGGCCAATGCTTCAAATACAGCCGTCTTGCCTCGTCGTCAAGCGTATACCGCTCGCTTGTGTAGGTTTGCTTGTCGAATACCCGGCCGGTTTCTGACTCGAACGCCTGAGATGCCTCGATACAAAGCTGCTTGAGGTGCGTATCCCATGTGCTTGCCGTGATGTTCAGCAGTTTCTTAACACGCGATAACCGGCAAAGAGCATAACTGGTCATTTAGGTTTCCTCGCGGACAAGCGGTTGCCACCACGGGCTTTTTTTTTCGGTGTCTCGCTTTCGGGTGCGGTCTCCGCCGCTTCGCCCTCGATGCCGTTCAGAGCCGCATAGCTTTCCACGCTCGCAATCTCGATCTGCCAGGCCGGTGGTACGCCGTCGATTTTTACGCCCTTCAGTACGCCGTCGATCACGAGCTCGCGCACCTTTTCGGGCGGTAACGAAAGCCGCTTCGCCGCCTGGCTGAGATTCAAAAACTGATTGCGCGGGCCCGGCTTCACGATATCGGGGGCGGGGCCGCCGAATCGCTCCGGCGTAACCCCGCCCGTGAATTCCTTTGTTCGGCCCTCTACGGAATTGAAATCGCGCTCGATTATTTCACACAGCCCATCGGCCAAAAACCGATTGGCGCGCATCAGGTCTAGCTCGTATTCCTGCCCAAGCAAATAGTCCTTCGCGCCACAAGCGCAATTAACGAGCATCCGAACCCAAATCGTATCAGGCCTCATGGCGAATCCCCTTTTTCGACAATTACTTCACGCCCGTCAGGGTCGCGGCCGCACCCACGAACGCAAGCTTGGCGTCGCAGAGCATTGTGGTCTTGAGCGCAACCTGGCCGGTCGCGAACAGATCGGTTGAAGCAGCGTATTCGGTCGCGAGCTCGACAGTAATTCCTTCCATCTCGAAATGGCGGTAGAACGACGGATCGAAAATGTACATTTTGCGGGCGCCCGCGGTATTGGCGGCGATGTAGCTGTTGCTGTATACCGGGTGCCCGTCGATTGTGGGCGGCTGGCCGAGAACAAGACCGCTGCCCCAGAGGAATTCACCGCCGGTCGCCCGCAGGTTGCGGACGAGCTTCAATGACGCGTCGTTGGCGAGAATCACACTGTTGGCCCGATAGGGCGCAGGCAGGGCGTACACGAAATTGATTATGTCGGTAGCCGCGAGGTTCGTACCCGCCTGTGCCGCCGTCTGCGTGATTGTTTCCGCGTTCAGCCCCTTCGGCTGATTAGTGCCGGTACCGGTGATCAGCTTGTCCCAGAGCGAAAGTGCGAATCGCCGCCCGTGGTTTTCAGCGATGTACTGCCCGATGTCGATCAGGCCGGCCGAATCCAAGTAATCGCTCCAGATTGTGATCGCCCCAAGTGTGCTGATCGACCACGCGAGCTGCGCAAGCGTAGGATCGCCCGCCGTGATGGCGTTCGCTTCGGCTGCCCAATAGGCGGTGCCAAGCGCGCTCTCGTAGGGCATCTTGCCGGTCGGTGTTTGTACGGGAATACGGTTGACCAGTGCGAAATACGGGCTGAACTCATCACGCAAGCGAATTACGGCCGCTTCGTATCCGACCGGGGTCAGGTAAGGTGAGCCGGAAACGGTCGATGTGAGTGCCTTCTGGCGCTCGTCGCGGTCAGCGTTTATTACGTCGTTTATTCGTTCGACCTCGGCATACCGCTTCTCTTTGATTGCTTTAAACAATCTACCGGCGAGAATCAGGCCGGCCTTTTCCTCTTCGGTATAAGGGCCGAGATTGCGACGGATTTCGAGCGGTACATTCGGCTTAAGCGGTCGCAGCAGCCCTGCTTTCTCGTAGTCGATTCCGAGCTCGCGCATCTTTTCGACCTCATTGGCGACCGCGTCAACCTTCATGACCTCGAAAGTGCCGCGCATGGCCTTCGAATCCGTGAGCGCCTTCGTGACTTCCGCCGCCTTCTGCTCGTCAGCTTCGATTTCCCGGCGCTTGCGGTCAACCACCTTTGCGGCGGTATCCCTCATTTTGCGCGTGCGGGCTGATTCTTCAGCCAATTGTCTGGCTTCAGCCTGCACCTTTTCGCCTAGCGCTTTCGCCTGGTCGAATGTTACGCCGGAATCCTCAAGCTCCTTGAGTTCGTCGTCCGTGAACCCAAGAGCCTTCAGCTCCTTCAGTTGTTCGTCAGTCCACTTCATGTTTCACCTCGGAAAATTTAAGTGCCCCTTTTTCCGAAGCCGCCACAAGCCTGCCTAGTAAGCCGCCTTTAACTCGGCGCATTACCTCCAGCCGCCGGAGCGTATCTCGGTCTGTGTTTATTGTACCAGATTTTACTTCCACCACAACCGCCTCGGCGTTTGCGGGAATCGGCACCGCGGATATTTCGACCAGCTTCTGTTTTTCAAAACGATATCCGCCGTTCTCCATTATCGTGTATTCGACGGGCAAAAAGCGCACCGAGAACGAGTTCAGCATCCCGTCGAGATAAAGCCGGCGCACGTCCTGCGCCTTCTGGTGTGCCGCGAATTCAGCCTTGAAAATGAGCTGTTTGTCTTCCGGCTTCACCCAGAGGGTTTTTCCGATGGGCAAATCGGAGGCATCGTGGGCGAAAAGGAACTGCGGATTTTTGCGATATTCGTCAAGCAGCCAGCCCGCGGCCTCAATGACGTCGCCGTCGCGGTCAACCGTGCTCGTTGATGCCACGCCTATTATCCAGCCGCGCTCGCCCGGCTCGCCGCCGATATCCTTTACGAGAGCCTTGCATGTTTGAATTCCAAGCTCTTTCGTCTTCATACTTCACCTCCGAAAACAGGCACAACGGTACAACGGCAATTTATGGTTTCCTCCGGGGCGTCCGCCAGCATATCGCCCGGATGGTCAAGCTGTGCAGCCCCGACGACGAACGGCGAATCAAGCGCCACAATTTGCCCGTCGGCTTCGATATGGGTTTCCCGCACCCGCCCGTCACGCGAGCTCAGCCATTCTTTCCGCTCGAATCCCGCTGCCCTAAGGCCTTCCATCGTGCCGCGGTTACTCGCGCCGATTACTTCCGTTTGGGCGATTCTTACACTTCGGTAGCTCTTGGCCTGGTTCATCGCATCGGCGACGCGCTGAGCGATCTTGTCAATTCCCTCACCAGCACGCACGCCCTCTGTCATTGCGGCCCGCAATTCGTCGGCGGTCGTGGCGGCGATTTTGGTCATCCGCCGCTCCAGCTCCTTGCCGAGCCACACGGCTATCCGCGGGCTGTCCGGATTGAACACGCCGTCCGCGCCGTATTGCGCCGCGGTATCCTCCAGAAATTGCTTCAGAATGTCGCTGACAATCGGCGACATCTTTGCTGCGAGTGCAATCCCTTCCAGTATCTCCGATGGAATGAGCGCCTCGATATCGGGAGCGGGGCCTTTAGTCACGTCCATGCCGCGATACGCTTTGCGCAAATTAGCTCGCACCTTCGCGCTCGTCTCGTCGAAATAATCATCCAGCAATCGCTTGACAACGCGCTCCCACGGCCTGACGCGCGAATCGAACGACTTCCACGCGGCCTTGCGGCGCGTTTCGCCCGCAAGCTGCTTTTTCAGCGCCTTTGGCTGATTGTCCGGGTTTGCGTCGTTTCCGCTGTCCTGGGGCGCCTGTGCATACGTGAGCGGCACTAGCGAGAACGGCACGAGCGGCATATCGGCTCCCGCGATATCGGGATAGCCGTATTTGCGCCGCGCCTCGTTAATCGAAATCGCGCCGGCCTGCAATAGCCGCGTCGTTTCGTCAAGCTCGTAGACGCGATCAACGGGGATATCGAGGTCGAATTTCCATCGCAAACCGCTCAGCCCGATGTTGGGCATCAGCCGCGAATTCAGCCCGTCCTCGAACCACCCGACATGCGGGGCGATTGTTTCACTCATAAATGTCGCGTCCATCGCCTCACTGTTGGCGCGGTTCACGTCCTGCACCAGGCCGAGCTTGGCCAGGGGCACCCTGCATATTCCGCAAATCTCCTCGCGGGTCTTGTCCATCGCGACAAGATAAAGCAGTTCCTCGAACTTGACCGGGAACGGCACAACCTCGGCGTCGCCGGGCAGGAATGCCACCCGGCCCGCCTTCTTGCTCCCCTTGTGGCGGAGTTCGAACTGGTACCGCAATGCCTCGATGTCTTCCTTGCGCGTCGTGTTCGTGAACTTCAGGCCGAATGGCGGGGTACTGTCGTTGTCGAGAAGGGCGTTTCGCGTTTTGTGCATTTTGGTCAGTTCGTCAATTGAATACGCGCCGGCACTTATCAGCGAAAGGCCGCGGATTGGATCGGCGGGATTCGGCCGCCGAAAGTAAATTATCTCGCGGGCGTCGAAATTGACAACCTTGCCGTTGCCGGGATCGTAGACATATTGCATCGTGCCATCGGCGGCGGGTTTTATTTTGAACCAATCACCCCGCATTGGCAGAAAGCCCGTTATCGTCCCGCCCCGGCGCACGATGTACCACATCACCTCGCCCAGCGCGTCAAGCCACATCGAGCTAAGGTACATGAGCTCGTTGTAGCTGAATTCGCCCTCCGGTTCCAGAAGCGCCGTCAAGAGCGGATGCGATTGCAGCGGTTCGCCGTTCGGCTTCACCAGCCGCGGCTCCGCACTCGAAGTTGCGGCCGCACGCACGTCAAAGCATGCGAACACCCAACTGTGTACGTGCTCGATTGCCTCTCGGCTGACCGTACTTCGTGAACCGAAGGTTGAATTAAAGCCGGGAAACAGCAGGCCCGTCACCTGCTGCATATCGGTTGCCTTGAAGACGCGGTAAGCGTTTGCGATCCGCTGGAGCAATGTTACGCCCATAGTATCTCCTTCAGCCCCTGGGAGATCGCCCCCGCGACAAGATATCGAAGCGCGTCCGGGCCGTGATCGTTTTGCTTCACGGGCTTTTCGCCCTCCGCACGCTCGTTGAAGATATAGTTTTGCAGGTCGCGAATCAATCGCTCGCAACGCGGATGAATCACAATCGCCGGTTTGTCGTCCCGGCCGAATAACCCGCGCACACGCAATATTCCGTCGTTTACGTCATTGAGTTTCGTACCCTTCGGTGCCTGCCACATCGCAATCCCGTACTCGCGGAATACGTGCGCGCCCTCCGGGGAAGCAGGATCGGGATAGCCCATCGCGAAGGGGACGCCGTAGAGTTCGCCGCGCTCGATTACGGCCTCGGCGCATTCCGGCAAGGTATGGCCGGTCAGGTAAAGCTCGTCGAAGATGAACACACAATCGTCGCCTGTCACTTGCGCGAACAGACACACGAATGGATTGCGAAATCCCCAGTCTATGCCGAGCGAAACCGGAATGCCGTCGAGCAGGTCGAAGTCCTGGACGTGCCACGGCTGCCCGTCTCGCTCCGGCATGAAGTTCGGATACACCGCGCCCGACAGCGCCGTGAATTCCGCAAGATATTCCTGCCTGAAAACCTCGTACATGCCCATTCGCCTGTATAAGCGTTCGAGTTCGTCGATTTCACCTTGAGGCAGAAACGGATTGGCATAACTGGTCATGTGCGACGTGAAATATCGCGGGTCGGTTCGCGCCTCATTTGCCCAGTCGTTGTGGGTGTCGTGGAAGTGATTGGCCGCGCCTTGCGGCGTGGTCAAAAGCATCAGCGTTCCGAGAGTGTCGGTTAGTGGCGGGAGCAGATATTGAGCCAAAAGTATTTGGCCGTTTTTGTTTTGTGCGTGCTCGTCGGAAATAGTCAGCACCGGCGCATCGCCTAACAGAGAGCGCGGGTCTTCAGTCGTCCTTCCCTCCAGTCTTGCATCCCAGGGGAGCTCGATATAACGTTCACGTTCGCTCTTGGCGACCGGAGCGCAGCCGAAGACCTGCTCGTCCACGATCCATCGCCACAAGTAGCGAAATATTTTTTCCGTTACGTCAGCCTCCGGGCCGACAATCAGCACAAGGCGTTTCGGGAGCATTCCATCCGGGCGATAGGCGAGTTCCAGCAGTGCCTCGTCAGCCGCCATTTCGGATTTCCCACCGCGTCTGCCCCAGCAGCACGAGATATAGCGCGCCCCGTGCAAGCGAGCGTTGTGAACTTCCGCTTGGGCTTTATGAGGATGGTAGCCTGTGCGCTCGCGTAAACGCTTGCGCAGAATCAGCCGCGATGCTATCTGCCTCGCACGGCTTATATCAACAGCTTCAGTTTTTTCCTTTACCGCGTTCAGCTTCCACTTTCCTTGCCGCCCTTTTTGGTCACCTTCACGGTAGCGACGGGATCCTCAGGCAATGCCGCCAAAAGCCCGGTCACCAGGTTACTTGCCATCGTCTGCGCTTCGGCGATGATGCGGATTCGACCGGCGTTTATCTCGGTCTTGTCCTCACCTTCGAAACGCTTGCCATCAAGCTCGATTATAACCGAGACCCTCAAATCAGGCATTATCTTGCCTCCACAAAAATTCCTCGCACTCGCGGGCGATGCGGACATTCATCACCCGCGTCCCGCAAAAAACATCCTCGTTCATGCCGTTGCCTCTTTTCGTTTCCCGTTGCCGTTTTGCCTCTCTTCCGCCGCCAACAGCATCAGAATTTCCGGCCCCAGCGCGCCAAGTTCTTCGGCCAATGCCTGAGCCGGACTCATTACCTGCTCGACCGCAAGCGTTTGCTTGGGCGGCGGGATATTGAGAGCACGGTATTTGATTTCCTGCGCCGTCTTGACAACGGCCATCATCTCCTTGAGTTCAAGAGCGTCGATCTCGGAACGTTCGCCGGCCTTGAAGCGCTTGTATTCGACAGTGAATTTCTCGGCCACAAGTGCCGCCGCCAAATCAGTCGTGCGCTCGGTCATGGCGTCGAACTGCATCTTATCGAACAGGACGGCGTGTTTGGCTTTCTCGATTTGTTCACTTCCGATCTTATTCCGAAATTCTTCACGCTTGCTTGCCCATTTGTTTTCAGCCGCTATCGTGGCGAGTGAACTCATGGAACAGCCGAACTTTTCACAAAGCTGTTCATACGACAAATTACTGGCAACGTAGTAAGCCTCTATCTCGTGCCAGTTGTATCTGGTATTGCCATGCGGCTTGCCGTTTTTCTTGCCGTTGCCGTTAGCCATTGGCCGCTACCGCCTCGCAACACGGTTGCCGGATTGCCTTGTTGCCGGTCAAGTCTTCCCAACGCTTCACTATCACGTCGCAATAATGCGGGTCGATTTCCATCATATAGCAAGTGCGATTAAGTTGCTCGCAAGCAATCAAGGTACTGCCGGAACCGCCGAATAAATCCAAGACAATATCGTTGTGTTTGCTTGAGTTTGTGATTGCCCGCATGCAAAGCTCGACAGGCTTTTGTGTGGGGCACAGTTCGCTCTTATGGGGGCGGTCTATTTCCCACACCTCGGTTTGGGTTCTGTCGTCTCCGAATGTGCTCTTGCCAAACCATCCATATAGGCACGGTTCATACATTCGCTGATAATTTGCGGGCGTTAATACCAGTTGTTGTTTTTTCCAAATAATCGTCGCCGACCAATGGAATCCAATCTCACAAGCTAAGAGCCGCTGGCGCATACCTTCGGGGCCGGGAGCCCCGAAGATGTATATGTCGCCGGGGCAATATTGCTTAATCGCCAACAGAAACACCCGACAGAAATCAAGCCACTCCGACGGCGATTGCTTGTCGTTTTCGATAGTTCTGTATTTATGCCGGGGGTTTTTTGAGCTTCCATAATCGACATTATATGGCGGGTCGGTGAAAACCATGTCCGCCTTCCTGCCCTGCATCAAATAGGCCACGCGGTCGGCGTCCGTGGCGTCGCCGCAAACGAGCCGATGATTGCCCAGCATCCACAGATCGCCCGGCTGCGTCACGGGTTCCGGCGCTTCGGGGATTTCGTCCAAATCCGCGTCCCCGTATTTGCCGTTCCCGACCTGCTCGAATTCGGGGAAGTGAACCGCTATATCATCCAGCAGTAGATTCTCGTACAAATCCGGAACCTCGACCTTGATATCGTCCAGCAGCGAAAATACCCCTTCCGTGAACTCGCCCGCGATTGCCGGATTGTTCAGCGTCAGGTTGAGCGCCTTTTCCTCCGTTTCCGGCAAATCGACAATCACGCATTGCGCCTCTGTTTCGCCCGCGGCCTGCAATGCCTTGACGCGCTGGTGTCCTCCTACGACATGCCCGGTTCGCCTGTTGAATACAATCGGCTGCACAAGGCCGAAGCGTTCTATGCTCGCTTTCAGTCCACGCATCGCGGCCTCTGTGATGGTGCGCGGATTATAGGGAGCAGGAATAAGCTCCGATAACGGCTTTGTTTCAATTTCGCATTGAGGCACTATGGCACCTCCGCCGACTGACCGGGTGATAGGTGAAGTATTATCCTACCGACAAGCGTAGTGATCCTGAAGGAAAACTCGCCCCACTCTTTCGGATAGTACTTGATCGTCCCTTTTGGCGAGATTGAACCGACGGTCACGAAGTTATGCGGATCGGGTTCGCTCGGTACGCGCACCTCCACAAACAGCGAATCGCCCGTCCTATTATGCAGCGTGATTGCCGGAATTTCGGGTGGATTGACCGGCGCGGGTGAACCGCCGCCGCAAGCGGCAAGGAAAAGCAACGCCGCAATCGAGAGGCATTTCGCCATAGGGCGATTATACCCCGGTTTTTCAAGTTTCGCCATATTCAAGCTCCTTTGAAGTATCGACAATTTTCATCCCGTAATCGTTGATACCTTCAATGCCGCGAAATTCCGGCCTTGGAATCAACCGATTCTTACGGAATGGACGATAATCGACGTAATGGTGGATCCGCCCGAAGCGCCAGGTTAAACGAGATACGTCCGGGTGGACCTTTACCAGCATCGCCGATTTCGGCAAGGTTCCTTCTTTTGCGTAAAACTCAATTGTACGGGGCCGGGTCAAGCTCGGCCAATTTGCGCGTCTCGATTCTATAGCGTTTCATCCTCGAAGATTATACCTCCGTCAGCTCCATCTGACTTATACTCGCAGGAAAATAAAAATCCACGCCGCGCCTTACCGCGCCCTCCGTCCGATGCTGCGTCAGCGCCCGCTCCCGCAGCTCATCCGCCACCAGCAGCGCCTCGGCGCGATCACGCGGCCACCAATAGCCTGCCGAGCCGCTGCGTATCGGCGCGCCCCATCTCACACGCAGCGCCTGAACGATTAATTCAACCTCCCGCTTGCCAAGTCCGAGCCGCATCCGCAAATCTTCGTTCCGGTATGCGACACCCGGAACGCCGGTCAGTAGATTAAACAGCGCCGCCATCTTGGCTTCGGGAACCGCCGTATAGTCGGTTTTCATTCGTTCACCTCCTTCAGCTCGATTATCGCTTCAATGACATTTTCGCCGGCATTTCTGACCAGATCGACGGTTAAAAACTCGATCTGTGAATCGTCGTGCCAGACCGTGCCGTTCGCGGCGTCCATGAAAAAACCGGCCAGGTTATCAGCGTCGCCCCGCCCCTTGCCCTTGAATTTGATCAACAGGTAAAGACAAAGCGGTACGCCGCGCTTGAACGGTTTCATTCGCCTCGACCGCATCGCCGCCCATAATTCCTGCCGCAAGAGATCGCGGCTTATCTGATACTCCGTGGTCATGTACGAGTGAACGTTGCCGCGCCGATCGGTCGTGGCCCGCGGGCGCTGTTTCGTCCGGCATTGCATTTTGACGACGAATTCAAGCCGGCTCATTTCACCAGCCCCCTTTTCCGCGCCCGTCGCAATTTCGCCTGAAGCGCCGTTCCGGAAAGCACAACCGGCACCCGCGATTTCGCCTCCTGCAGCGCCGGCGCAATCAACCTAATCTCGCCACGCTTATATCTCATGACGTACCCCGCCACACTCGCGCGATCGACGCCGTGCCGCGCCGCGACTTCCCTTTGCGTGTCGTGGCCTTCGAGATACTCGCGCGCAATTGCGATCTGCTCATGCGGCGATTTGCGTTCATGCTTCTTTTTCCGATTCATTTCGCCTCCCGCGGGTCGACGTCGTCAACCGTAACATCCCAGCCCCGCTTTGTAATGAATTTCAAATCGTAGCCATACGGCGTGGATTGCCATACGCAGCCTATAAACTCGCAATTCTCGATTTGCTCGTCGGTTAACTGAATGTACCCCCACTTGCGCCCCCAGCCGATTTTGCCGTAGCAAAGTCGTTCGCGCCCGTCCGATCCGGTCACGTAAAACACCGGCATCATCCGCAATGCAGGCGGCGAGCCCCCCGTTCGCGATTCGATCATCACTCCCATCGCCCCGGCCTTGTCGTATTCACGCTCGAACGGCTCGATATCGACAAGCGGGGACAATCCGTCCTTTGCTGCAATTGCGCTGACTTGCTTAGCGCGCATCGGTGTATGCCTCCTTCGCAAAATTCACCATATTCCAAAATTTACTTTCGCCGTTTCTGCACACGCTGCGAAGGCACGAAACGGATCTGACCTGTTTCGCCCAACAAAATCCGCGGCTGTCGTCTCTGTCGGTCGAAAGCGTCGCGAGGAAATTGTAGAAATCGGCGTTCGTGATTTTGTCTCGTTCACGTAACAGGCGAAGCGTTTTTATGTCTTTGGCCGTCGGCCTTTTGGGCAGGCGCTCGGCGTTCCAGCCCCAGAATTCATAATTGCGGTGGATAACGCCGAGAATCTGCACGGCTCTTTCGACGTCCAGCGGGTCGGCCTCGACGGACGCGACGATCTCCTCGCTCTCGTCGCTCCATCCCGGCGGCGGCGGTAATTTGCTGGCTTTGCGATACTTGAGCGGGTTGTATAACTTGAATTTGGGCAGGTAATAATACGCCGGGGAGCGGCCCATTTCATCCGTCCCGTAAAGTACGACGCTGCCCTCGTCGGCCATTTTCTTTATCCATCGCTCCACGTCGGCGACCGAGACTTCCATCAACTTCTTTGGGTCGTTCGAAAACGCCCTCGAGCGAAACACGCTGGGCATGTACCTGCCGCGGCCCCAATCATCCCGATTGTACGGCGACAGCAATTGAAACCAAATATGCAGCGCATCACTCACCTGCCCGGGAAATTGCTCACCCAAGCGAATCGCCAACGTGCTTTCCTGCCAGTTGGCCGAAATCAAAACCGAATTCGCCATATCCGCACCTCCGCGCGAAGCGCGCTTGATATCTCTTCTTTTCTCTTCTCTTGTCTTGTCTTCATGCAGAAATTTTGGGCGACCTTGGAAAATTTTGGCCGAACTTCCCCGATGTTGGCGAATTTTGGCCGTTTTCCAAAAGGCCGGCCGCAGCGATCGATGCTATGCCGGAGGCTCATCGCCCTGCCTCCAAAAGCGTCATTTGGCTCAGCCGCCGCCGCAGCAGCAGCAGCAGCAAGCGCCGGGAACCAGAACTCGCTTTACCTCTTCAAGCATCGCGGCGTAAAGCGGGGTCGCTTCCTCTCCGTCATTGGCGATTGGGCGCGGCGCTCCCGGCAAGCCTCGTCCGAGCGCTCTTTCCCGGTTTGCGATTAATATGACTATCCAGCAATCACGACAGACGTATTCACGCTCGCCGGATTTACTGCATGGCTCCGTGGTGATATCGCGGCCGCATTTTCGGCAATAAATCGCCGTGGTTTGCAGGTTTGACTTGTTCCATCCTCTAGGCGTGTTTATGTTCGGCATCGCTTTCCTCCTTCTCAAGCGCGGATTCGATGTGCTTTCGCTGCCAAGCGCGTTCCGCTGCTCCCGCTGCATTAGCTACTCCCGCTGCCCGCGCTGCACACGCTGCATCCGCTGCCCCGGCTGCCCGCTTTGCCCTCGCTGCATCCGCTGCCCACGCTGCGCACGCTGCCTCCGCTGCCCACGCTGCCCGCTTTGCCCTCGCTGCATCCGCTGCTCCCGCTGCATTAGCTACTCCCGCTGCCCGCGCTGCACACGCTGCATCCGCTGCCCCGGCTGAAGCCGCTTTCATTTTCCGTTCGTTCCCCGGCGTTGGATTTTTCGCATAAGCCAGTTGCGCCTCTATCGATTTCCGCGGACGCTTGTCCCTTGGGAACCGCTCCTCGAAAAGGTGCAAAACGCGCTTCGCACATTCTGCGCGCAGCTTGTGGCAGAGCGGAGGATTGACGTGCCACAAAAGCCAAAGCGTCCAGTCAACCGCACTACCGTCGTCCGGCGCGCCCCGGATTATGTCGAGCGGCGAGTAGGCTTGCTTCCCCGCAGCGCGCGCCCACTCGATTGCCGACGAACACGCCCCAAGTACAACGGCCCTTTCGATTGTCATTTCGCTCATTCCATCCCCTCCTCTTCCGCAAGCGCGGACTTTGCCAACATTTCAGTCGCCACGCGACCCCACAGCCACGCGGCATAATCATCCTTTTCAGCCGCGAAGCAGTCGGTGACCGATACCTCGCCGCCGATACTCTCGACCCATGCCATCAGGTCGGCGCAAGCGCGCCATTCACGCAACGTTTCCAGGCTGACTTTGATATTGCGCGAACCGGCGAGGGAATCCGGCAATTCGGCTCCCCGCAGGTCGGCCCCCCGCAGGTCGGCTTCCAATAGATTGGCTCCCCACAGGTTGGCTCCCCGCAGGTCGGCCCCCCGCAGGTCGGCTTCCAATAGAAAGGGCATGGATAAGACTAGGAGCAGGCAGCCCGCTCCTTCCCCGTGATAGCGCGCATGGCGGTCGCGGGTTGAATCCACGGTCAACGGTAGTTCATGCCATTCAAATCGGCATCGCCCGCAGACGCGTAAAATGCTTTCGGGTTGCCGCTTTATTTCCCCTTCGTTTAGATATAAGTCGCCCTCGTGATAGTGGGCACTTATGTGCCGCCAGCCACACTTCGGGCACTTTGCGCGTGGATTAAATTTATTCATCCTGCGCCTCCATCAGCCTCCAGTTTGCATAGGAATTTATACATCTGCGGGTCGTTTCCGTCGCACGCGTCCCTCAGCGCGGCGAAATCGCCCGGCAGCAGTCGCCGGAATTCCCGAAAGAATTCCTTGCTTTTTTCCACAGGCGGCATTAAATCGGCCGCCAAATTCACCAGATCACGCAATTCTGCAATTCGACGTTGCGCACTCATTTGTTCCTCCAGAAAAAATCAATCAGTTTAACCAGCGGATCGCGCTCGCGCATCAGTCGCGCGTAAAATTTGCGCGCCCACTTGTTCCCAAGCGACTCGCCGCGTTTGTTACCGGTCAAGTAGAGGAGCCGCTCCTGGTCGAACTGACCGGAGCGGTGGCGGCGCTCCATAAGGACGCGGATCCGCCGGTCGTCAATTTCCGCGTCTCTTTCCCAGGCGCGCTTGAAGCAGGCCGAAAGTGGAATATGGGCGTGGTTCATTCGGCGGTGTCCTTTACGCCCAAAA